CGCTACCGAACGAATATACAATATCTTCGTTGCCGTACTTCAAAGCTTTTTTAACCAGCTTCTGAAGACGCTTTTCAATTTGTACTTTGGAGAAAAGTGGGATTGTAAAAGTTGCAAGTTCCATCGGATCTACCTTTGTGTGTGTCTCTAAAGATAGCATGCGCCTTTTTCATCAGGATGTCAACACTTCTTCCACGCGCGAAATCTCAACTGACCCTCGAGGCCACTATACGCGTTTGATTTTATGACGCCTTCAATGTCCTGCATGCCATTTAGATGCATGTCGTTAATGTCTTTAGCAGGAACAGAAGATGGCCATATACAGACCTTGTGACCCATCCTCAAGAGCTTTTCCATTCTGTTACAAATTTGAAGATTCCTTGGCTCAGCATCGTGGACAAAAATTGCATTCTCCATCCGTTCCAGTCCATATACATTTGTATCTGCACCCACCATAGCAACAGCGTTTGTGAGAAACATAGAGTCGAGAGCACCTTCTGTTATGAAGTACTTCTTGTTGAAGTTTACCTTGTCGAGACCGAACAGCTTTGGCACTTCCTCAAACATGATAGTGACATATCTCAAACTGCTTTTTGGATCGAAACTACGTGCAGATACACCGAACACCTTGCCTGCCTTGTCGAACAAGGGCATAACCAATCTCGGCTCGTCTTTGTCGAGATGTTCAAATTTGCTTGGAATAACTGTGTTAATCCACCTCTTAAACTTAGGTGTGTAATACAACCTGTAATGTTGTTGTGGTGGAATCTGTCTCTTTTCAATGTATAGTTTGACAGGATGATCAGAATTGAGTTGGCTGACCTTTTTGATGGAGGATAAAGGGTTTCTATTAAACGTGGGTTTAGGTGTTTTTGCACACTCATCGATCGAGGGCGTAGAAGGTTTGTCCTTAGCATTGCTGATGTATTTTTCTGCGATGTAGTTCGCATACATTGGAGGGAAGTTTGCTTTGAGAAAACTTCCGAATCCCTGACTTGCACCACAATTGAAACAGTGATATTGGAATGCGCCCGTCTTAGGACTCTCGATGATCCATGCGCGCGCTTTTGTTTGAGACTTTTGCGAGTCTCCACATACCACACATCTGAAATTTGCCTTGAATGGGTTGCGATGCTTTACAACATATTTTTGCAACTGTCCTGCCAAAAGGCTCACGTATTGCACGTCGACAAAATCCGCCACAGCGTGTCACTTTCATTAAGAATACTACCCATTGTCACACAAGTAGCGGTTAACGTCAACTAATAAACAACTTCCAGATCTGTGTTGATATCGTGACAAGAACAGCGCCAGCTCCCATGACCCACCACTTCCACTGCTCCAACTTAGACACTCTATTTTCGAGTGTTTGTATATCGTCATCTAATTCATTTCTGTTTTTTGCTATTGCTGAGTACACTTTTTCAAAAGATGTTGCTGTATCGTTTTTGAGGATTCTGACCTCGTCAAGGACAGATTTAAGATTGTCCGCGAACGCTTTTTCGTTATATAAGGACATTGAAGTCATTTGTTGTTTCATCTCACGAACAGAATTCTCTGACTCACGTCTTCTCATGTCTGAATCAGCTCTTACAGATTTCAGGTCATCTTGAATTTTATCAAGACGTGATGTGGCCAATAGGATTTGGTCAGACACACGTTCTACCTTTAACACGTTTTTTTCTATCGAACTGAAATACCGCTCAATGTTTTGTAGGTTTACGCGCAAAACAGCGATATCCGTCTTCAAATCGCCTACCTCTTCTTTTTTGTTGTCCATTGGAATTGGCCCTCTGTTTGTATATTATACACGCCAAATCAGCAACTGCACGGTCTATTTATATCTTTTCACTTGTAGCTTGATTTATACACGATTATTACTTCTTTTTGTTGTCTTATCAGGGCTTGTAGGTCTGATAGATTCAGCGCAAGTGCCTCATATCCTTCTGACGTCAATGCAAACAATACCAATTCGCCTGATTGCATTTCAGCAAACTTGGCGTCGACATTTTCAGGTGTTATGATGATCCACGTGACTGGTTTGAGTCTAAGCTGATCAACACTAGGGACAATCGGTGCAGGCTTGGATATCTGCACTGTTCTAACTTCAATCGGCCTGGCCTGTTCAACTTGTTCGGGTGCACTACAAGCACCTACTAGAAATATCACAACTACAAACAAAAAGTTTTTCATCGGACCAGTTCCTCCCATAGCCAAGGACACTCAGAGTTGAACTGACCCTCAGTTTGAGCATCACGCTCTTTTTTGTTAATAGGTGCACCTGACATCAATTCGAAACATCTCAACACATTTACTGATGCGTTGTTAATAGTCCGCTCAACAAGAACAGGTTTAGCTGCAGCCAAAGCATCTAATTCGTGTCTGCCAAGACGCTGCCTCAGTTCATTGTTTTGCAGCCTTGTGATTTGAAAACGTGATTGCAGTTCAGAAAAGTTGTCCTGTACAGCCTGATATGATTCTTGCAGCTCGTCTACCACTTTTACGTTCTGGATGTTTGTATCTGTGATTGTCTGAATGTTAGTTTTTAACGTAGCATTATTAGCAGTCAGATCCGCAATACGAGTTTGAGTGGTGCTGTAGTAAAAATATACAGCACCACTCATCAAAGTGACCAACATCCCTATAAAGATCCACGATTTCATTTACTTTGTTCTTTCTTTACCAATGTGTTTATTCGTTGCAACATTTAGGACTTCTGAATCGCACATCTCAAATTCAATGGACTATTTCATTAGCTGACTGTGCATCATTTCCACTTGCTTCGGCTCAAGAATTACCACATTCTTTCCGGACGAGTCTTTGCTGATAAGACTCATGCTGCCGTCGTATTCAAAAACAACTTTAGTATTTCCGCCCAAATCCTGTATTACCTTCTTGGATTTGTCTTTTTTCATTAGCTGACTGTGCATCATTTCCACTTGCTTCGGCCCAAGAATTACCATATTCTTTCCGGACGAGTCGTTACTGACAAGAGTCATGCTGCCGTCAGTATCAAAAACAGCCTTGGTGTTTCCACCCATATCCTTTATTACCTTAACAGCTTCATCCATCTCATCATCGTCGTCGTCATCCATCTCATCATCGTCATCCATCTCATCATCTTCCATTTTCTGCATCTTTGCTTCAATGACGACGCCGACACGTGCGTTCAGTTCTGCTTCTAGTGCTTCTTTAAGAGCAAGAGGATTTCTATCCATCGCTTCTTTAATTATCTGTTTGATTGACATTGTTATGTTCTCCCTAATATTTGATTGATTTGTTTTTGGTTCAAAATGCCATTTGATGTGTATCTATTTATACGTTGCCATGACTTGACAGCACTTACTGTCTGTGGTCCGAAATCTCCATCTGCACTAATTTTCAAAGCTGCTTGAATACTCTTTACAACATCGCCTTTTGATCCTTTGGAAATGGTTGTAGATTCACTTATCATTGTAGATGGTTGTGAATTAGATTCCATGATTGATTTGGCACGTGCATAACGTCTACGACGGTCATCAATTCCTATCGATCCGCCATTAATCGCTTTGCTCATTCCATCAATGTCGTCTCTATCAGCAAACCGTGCGATGTTGTTTTTCTTCCAGAACCAACACGCCGATTCAAGAGCACCTTGTTTTGTTCTAACATAATCAGCAGCTTGTTCAGGAGACATGCCCACATCTCTAGCAAAAACAGAATAGTTACTTCTGCCTGTTAGTTGTTTGATCCCACCGCCACGAAATCTCCAACCATCGCCTGGTTGTGTGTTTCCAAGAGCACCTCTTGCAGTTCTAAATTCATCCATGTAAACATAGTTTGCAATTTTTTCAGGGTTGCGTGCATATTCAGCAGCATTCCGCTTGCCCGCCCCAAAGTATCTACCAAACACACGGTTGAGAGCACTTGCTGAATAATTAAGATTTTCTTCAAGTGCTGTAAAATCACACGACTCGTGACCACACTGTGCCATGAATCCAGCAATCCTGTTAGGAGTGTTAATATCGTACCTATTAAAAAAATCAACCACTATAGGGAACCACAACTCTGGTTCTTTGTTGGTTGGAATGGTTTTTTTGAATTGTTGCAATGTTATCATGTGATACCTATAATGTCTCTAAGATTTTTCTTTTTTTTGTTTCCGCTCTTGTAGCGTGCTTGTTGTGCTTTTGTTATTCCTGGTTCCCCTTGAGCACCCACACCTATTCCTGCGATCGCACCTGATCCTGCAGTCATTCCCTCTTCTTTGAATCTTTGCTCAAAAAAAGTGTTCAGATCCTCATTTATGCTGTTGTCATCGTTGTCGAGCATGTGGATAATAGAGTTATGCTCTAGAATGAAGAAGTCTAAGGATTTTAGCAGTTGTGCGTCTGATACAGATTCGTTTAGGAGCGAATTTTCTGTGAAGTGGTTCCATTCGCGAAGTAGAAACAAAGCTGCAGCGTAAGAGGCGAGACGTGTCTTACCTCCTGGAACCTTTTCCAGGAGCTTTTTCAAGTTTAAAACCATAAGATCAAATACACCAAAGGCCTTACGCTCTTCTTGTCGCCTGAGATCTTTTCGTTTGATCAATATTTTGCCATCAGCGTCTATTATGCCAAGGTCATATGCTGTCCACTCATCAAATGGTGTGGACAGTCTACGAATGAATGAATATACAAGGAAAAGGTCAACCATCAGATATTATAATCCAGGACGAATTTTGAACAACTCACCACGAATATCATCCATTGTGTTGTCCAGCGCTTTTATCTGCTTGGCTATTTTAGGATCGAGTTTTGAACGACTAAATCTTGTAATCTGTTTTTGAAATTGAAAGATCAGATCATTCAGATCGTTGTGTACATCCTCATCAAGTTCAGTAGATTCTTTTTTCATATGACCCAGACCGACACCACGTGTTTTTGCCTTAGGGTCCTTACGGTTTGGATCAGCCTTTTTGAATGCAGCTTTGGACATTTGATATTTGAGCGTGAAATCTCCTCCTGAAAGTCTGTTCACGTCCTTCAGCATATCTTCGTAGGCAGCTTCATCTAATGGGGTTTCCATTTCATTTAGCTTTTTATCAAGGGCTTCTTCTATTAATCTTTTAATATCCATTTTTATATTCTCCGTAATGTGTTTTCAATTAGAAGATTGTTTTCAATCTTCTCTAAGTCTATTACTTTGCCGTTGTATACTACTTGATGTGTAGTATAATTCAAATAATCAACAAACGGGTTTAAATGTTCATGATATCCTTCAAGTTTCATGAACAACATATCTGTAGTATTTGGACCAAACACGTTGTACAAAACGATCAAATGGTTTAGGATAAGCCTTTCACGCAACTCGCCAAATTGTTTGTAGCGATTAAATAGCTTGCGAAGATACTGAAAGCGTTTCAGGTCTTCTTCAAACTCAACTATGTCATGACACGAAGGATTGTCATAACAGTTCATTGCGTATATTAGAAAGGTCCCATCATTTAAGATCATGTTGTGTTACGTGGTCGACTTCATTGCAACGAGAGTTTCAACACGTTTGCGTCCATCTCCATACTCTTCATACAACGTCCAGCCTGGCGTCTTAATACCATCAGCACGTGTGAGAGCATCAATCTCGCCAACCTCAACATACAGTACTTTATCAATCTGCGTCACGGGCAAAGACTTTGGTGCCTGTGAAAGTAGTACAGCTTGTGCAGCAAGGCCAACTTCAGCAATAGGAAGGACCTCTATTTCAACATCACTGTTGATCGCCTTAACCATGAAAACACTCGTATCAAGTGTAATAAGGCTATTCAGCTCAACTTCTGTTAAAAATGCTGTACCTGTACCCGTTACGATGTTTGTGTCTACTGTTATGGAACCTGTACCTGTAAGTGCAAGACCATCAACTCTACCCCAACCAGCCATATTATTCTACTCCCTTTGTTTTTTTATTTTTTTTGACTGCAACAATTTCATCAACAACTGATTCTACAACAGTAGGCTCATCAACAACTGATTCTACAACAGTAGGCTCATCAACAACTGATTCTACAACAGTAGGCTCATCAGTTGAACCCTTTTTACGCTCCTGTCTAATCTTAAAATTCTTGTACGACATGTGTAACCTTCTCCGTTGTTATGTGTGTTGCTACTATTTATCACAAATAGTGGTTCGCATTTCGAGGATTGTTACACTACGTTTCGTCTCGCTACTTGCAGTTTGGCCATAACATCTCTTACTTTGTATGTCTTTGCGAGGCCGTACAACAAGGAAATTACGAACAGTGCAGCTTGCGGACCAGGCCACGGAAAACTAAACAACGTGCCTGTTACGAATAGCGAAATCATCTTAACACCTTCAGGACCTGCAAAAATAGAACTTAACGTAAACTTGCCTAACAATGCATCTAGCAATGCTGACTGATCAAAGTCGTAATCAAAGTCGCCTGTGAAACTCATGTTCAGCCAGATGTATAGTAGAATTGCGCCAACTGCGATGCCTGCCATTCTTTTTGTTTTAGGATGCTTAGACAGAAATACATCAAGATCTTTGAGTTTTTCTTCGGTCCACTTTACTACCTTCGTTGTTGTGAGATAATCTGCGATTGCTTTTTTAAGATCTTGAAGGTATTTAAATCCTAATTGAACCCTCTTGAATATATTACCCACAGAGAATTTAATCTTGCTGAAAAAATCAAACACCTTCTTGTTTTTTAACAGTTCAGCAACATCCTTGACGCTCACCTTTGCGTATTGGGCAAAGTCTTTGATAAAATTATAGTACCTTTTTAGTCTCCCTACAATTTCAAACTCATCCAGTGTACCTTTTTCGTGTAGAAATATGGCCTCTAAATAGAGACCATATTTACTTTCTTTTTGAAATTCGCTGAACTTCTTCATTTCTTGCGCTTCAGTCCTTCGTGCGCGTTGTTTTTGCAGCCTTGTGCCATCTCAATGAATTAGCCTTGCTGCTATTTTTATGAACAGCGTCGCTAACAACGTCCCTCATTGCTGTGTCAAGATTTCTAAGGAATTCAGAAGAAGATTTGTGATCAGCAGGATCTGCACTGCGCAGAAGTTTCTGATGCATCATAAGATCCTCGCGGTCTCTACCTTTAAAATCTTGTGCTGCATTCCACAAAGCGGAGGCAGCTTTTTTGTATGGGCTATTTGCCTCATTAACAGATTCTTTGATCGACTTGTTCTTAAAGGATTTCCAATCAGACATGTCTGTAGACACAATGTGGTGTAGGGGCACTATATCTTTTGTTGATGTGTGGACCATTGTAGCTGCTCCACCGCCCACTTTCTTCGTTACCTTGGCAAGTTTGTATTTTCTGTTGTGTTTGTAAATTAAATCTCCGCCAATCGCAATATCATCTTCCTCGTATCCTTCACCTAAACTTGTCTGTTCATCATACATAGAAGAATACTCGTAATCCATCTCGTCGGAGTTGTCACTCATGTCACAATCATCCATATCAGCACTCATTGACGTGGAAACAGATGCAAGTTCGTCTGACGCCTTTACAATTGCGCTGATCTGCCACCGCATGATTGTGGCACCGTTGTCGATCATCTCAAGTATGTTGCTTGCAGAGTTAATAGCAATCCGAAGTTCTTTTTGCGTCATATCATCGCCAGGGTAACGATCGTGACCCTCTGTAACATTAAATTCCTTGAAACTTTTCATTGTAGTCCTCTTTTTTTAAATGTTATTGTGGTTATTTATAATATGGGTTATCGGGATCAGTATCACCTGATTTATCGGGCCACCAATCAAGTTCGTACTTTACACCATCCACGAACATTTTACTCATAGACTTAATTCTCTTTTCGTACTCTGCTTTGGATGGAACGACTCTTTTTTCGACGACATCCATTACGTATTGTATCGTTGTTGCATTTGCACTCAGACTTGAACATCGTGCACCAAGTTCACTTTTGAGATTGTCGATAAGAATGCTTTCACTGCTCATTGCTAGATCATCAGCCATTTCGTGTGGAATTTTCAAATTAACATAGCAATATACATAGTCGTGGTGTGGGGTCGGCGAAGCGTGTAGAACAAACTCGTCCAACACTTCTATTCTTATAAATCCGTCTTTGTTGTACCATACAGCTCGTTTTTCAGTCAACTCTTCAGGCTGTCCGAAAAACATACTAAGGTGTTTCGCATAATTCGCAGGAGCAGTGTTTTTCCACTTGGCCATTGGATCTGTAACAGTTCTTTGTGTGTAGGCCTTATAACTAATCATTAGGAGTGTCCTTTTGTGTATTTCTAAAATTCTTTAATCATTTTTTCTTCAGATGGACCTTTCATGGCTGATCCGTCAGCCATCTTCACATCTCGGAAACGCGTTGGATATTGAAAAAAGAGTTTTCCGTTTGTACTCCGCTTGAATATTACACTGCTCGTAATAGTAAAACTGCTACCGTCGTTAAACTCAAACATCATAGTATTTTCTACCATGCCGTTGTTTACATTTGTCTTTATGATTTTGTGCGTCTTTGGTGCGTCTTTTTTCTGAAGTATTAGCGCAAGCTTCGACGAGTTTTTAGCGACAAATCCATCAACAACCATTGCAACACTGTCGTTAATTAATTTTGTTACTCTTGCCTTGTGTCCATCTATCAACTCCAGCGTAGCATCTCTACGAGTGCCTCTTACAATAAAGATTGTATTAGCAACTTGTTGAGTGTTAGGATCTTTTGGCAAGTTTTTTGGATCGGTGATGTCAAGAATTTTTTCATACGCGCCCATCATTTGATTAGTCACACTTACTTTCAACTCTTTTGAAAACGAGTCCGAGGCTTCTCTCATAAACTTCGACGCTAATTTTGTTGCGTCCACAGATGCTATAGGCTTGTAGAACTGTCCTGGTTTTGGCTGAACAGGTGGCTTCCCTGATTTGACGTAGCCCTTTACGATCTTGAATCCGTCGTGTATTCCTGAAACAGCATCTGTGAACGCAACTGCTTTAGAAATCTTTGGGGACATACTATTGAATATCTTCGTTATTCTCTTGATGTCACTTGCAGATGTCATGCTCCAAAGGTCATGTGTTTCTTGGCCTGATTTGATTACATCAGCTTTTATTTCATCAAACAATACATTATACGCATATTCTACTCCACGTGTTATGGCTGATTTGTGATCAGAGAACCTTGCGTTGTATATCTCTTTTTGCTCTGCTGCGATTTCAAGAGCTGCCAGTGCGTCAATATAAGTTTGTTTGATCTTTTCGCTCTTGATATAAGACACAACACTTTCTGCCTTTTTGAATGTAGAAGCTGCTTGAGCGCTCTCAGAAAGATATTGCTTGAAACGTATCATACTTTAACCTCAGGATTTGGTGTACGGAAGTTCTTTTTGCGCATGATTGTTTTTGAAACTACGCGCAATTCATCTTTCGATCTGTCATATTCAATTGCTATTGGCATGTTAAGATCTGTTTGCATGTCTTTAATTACCACTTCAGTATTGACGTGTTTGGACAACAAGTCAACCCCTGCAACCTTCTTTCTGTATATTTTGTTGATCATCAATGCAAGTTCTTTGACATTGATACAAGGGTTGTTTCTCGCATCGGACATCCGGTCGCGGAAGTGTCGTGTAAAGTCAAAGTTTATCCCAAACTTTGCAAAAAGTTTATCGACAACTTTTTCGAAAGTGGCCATCTGACTCTGAGTAAATACGCCACATACTTCGCCATCCTCCATCAAGGTGTATTCTACCACATTCTGATCAAAACGCGATTCAAAAATGGAATTCAAATCTTCAATTAATTGTACATCACGGTGACGAACAAGGTGTAGAAATCCTTCTGAATCACGTACACGTAGGTGTTCTACAGTACTTCCAACAACAGTTCCTTGCTTTTCACCACCCGTCACCGTATCCATTGTGTGTTGTGTAAACCTTACACGATCGCCTCTTGTGAGGTTGGTGAAGTCTGAGCCAAGATCTGTTTGGTAATAGTTTTCGTTTTGACCTGGTGTATCACCCTTATATATTCTGACAAGGCTGTCAGTTCCTTGTTCGCGGTCGTATGGGTCTGTCGATTCAGTCGGGACACAGTTAGGGACCTCCTTACCATTTTTTATTTTAGTACCAAGTTGAACGTGGCCGTCCCAGCAAGGATCGTCCTTGTCTTTTTGCAATTTGCTCTCTGTAATGTTCATTAGATCTGTAGCATCTTCAATAAAATTTTGAGCAAACAGTTCATCCAATTTATCTTCTTTGCTACGATACATTTTGAATCTTCTGTCGAATTTGACCCGACCCTCTTTAGTGAATGCACGGTGATGTACCTTTGGGGGACACTCACGCATTTCGTTCATGAAATTGTCAAACTGCGTATCAATGCTCTCTTTTGTAGTTGGAGCTGCACTGGCACCGCGGACCCTTGTTAATCTCTCCATTTCTGCTTTTCGAACGGTTGGTAACTGCCTTGTGGCAATCCGATCAATTGCTGTGGGTGATATTCTAAGCAGTCTCTTGTCGAGTTGCATTTTTTCAGATGGAGACATCTCTGAGTATTTCTTTCCCGCCGCAAGTCTATTTTTAATAATCTCTCTTGCTTTTTTACGCGCGCGCATTTTTAACTTTTCTGGGGAAGCTTTGCGCTTTGCGGCACGTTTACGTGCCATTGCAATGCGGCCTTTAAACCGTCTCATAGTTCTTCCACGTGCACGTCGCTGTTGGATGGACAGCGGAGCTCTCTCATCAAGAGCTGATACCTCTCTAAGAGGATCGGCACCATCAGCCGTCGTTGGGTTCAATTCTACAAATTTTGAATCGTCTGTTTTTCTCTTCGTTGTGGCCTTGTCAACATCGTCTATCTTCTTTACGGCCTTGTTAATAACGTCAACTGGTTCTTTTGTCACAGCAAATCCTCAAGCAAATAATGGGTTTCTGAAAGTATTTATGTGAAAATTAGACTTGTATATGAAAGATTGCTCACATAAATAATGTATGGACGATCTTTTGTTATGATAATTTTAACAGGAAATATTAAAATGTCAAAGCGCACAGGTACAAACTCAGAATATGATATAAATGGTGATGGAAACGTTGACAGTGAAGAAATAAAAAATATGGAAAAACTCACATCAATTGAGAATGCAGACAAAAAAGAAGATGCTCAGCGGAAGATGGCGTGGGTTGCTATTGGCGGGATGGTTACCTATCCTCTACTTGTGATAGGTTTGATAGTGACAGGTTTTGATGCTTCTATTTTAGCATCAATGGCCGACTTGTATTTTATATCTGTGGCAGGTATTGTGGCTGCGTTCTATGGCAAAGAAGCATATATGAGTATACGAAAAGGCTCCAACAACAACGATAGCTTCTAAGAGCGGTCGAGTGCGCACCTATGCCAGAGTTCATCCATTATCTGAACCAGATAGTCTATTTGGCTAATACTGTGAACAGGAGAAGGTGTGAACCGAAGTCTCTCAGTTCCACGTGGGACTGTAGGAAAGTTGATAGGCTGCACATAAATCCCGTGTTGTTCTAGTAACATGTCAGACAACACCTTACAATGGATGGGGTTACCTACATGTACAGGAACAATGTGACTGCCATTATCAATCAAAGGTAGTCCAATACTTTTAAAGCGTCCTTTCAACATGTTGACACGAAGTAAGTGCGTGTCGCGCAAATGTTGTGCATTTTTCAAATAATGTACAGATGCTGCTGCCCCTGCAGCAACGGCAGGAGGCATAGAGGATGTAAATATGAATCCTGGCGCATAAGATCGTATTGCATCACACATCTTGGCTGATCCAGCGATGTAGCCACCTGCCACACCGTAGGCTTTGGCCAGCGTACCGTTAACAATATCAATTCTGTCCATTAAACCGTCACGTTCGCACACACCTGCTCCACGTGGCCCGTACATGCCGACAGCATGTACCTCGTCAATGTATGTAAGAGCGTTAAACTCGTCCGCAAGGTCGCATATGCTTTTTATCGGTGCAAAATCACCGTCCATCGAGTATATAGACTCGAACGCAATTAACTTTGGAGCAGATGGGTCGTCAGCAGCGAGTAGATCACGTAGATGGTCAACATCATTGTGCCTAAAGATACGCTTTGCGCCACCATTACGTCTCACACCCTCAATCATCGAAGCGTGGTTCAACGCATCAGAATATATGATGAGGCCTGGAAAGAGCTTGGGCAATGTTGACAACGTGGCATCGTTGGCATTATATGCTGAGGTGAATACAAGAGCAGCCTCTGTCTGATGCAAATCAGACAGTTCTGCTTCAAGTCTGCTGTGGTATACTGTGGTTCCTGATATGTTTCTCGTGCCGCCTGAACCTGCACCCGTTGCCTCGAGTGCAATAGCCATTGCCTCTAAAACCACAGGATGTTGACCCATGCCGAGATAATCGTTGCCACACCACACAACAACGTCTCGACGTTCTCCATCTGGATTGTACCACGTAGCGGTAGGATAGGCACCCTTTTTACGCTCAATATCTATAAACGTCCTGTAACGTCCTTCTGAATGTAGAAGGTTCAAGGCAATGTCAAGTGCAGATTCGTATTTCATGTTCACATCTCCAAGAATACAGCGGGCCATTCGGACATGATTATTTATCCCTAAGTTGTTCTTGAATGTTTCTTCTGACTTCGTCGTCCAGAAGATGGTTGTAATCTCTTAAAATCAACCGTGCAACACTCCGCTCTCTTGCTTTTACTATTGACCCAAAGAAGTTTTTTGTATACCTCATATGGATTTTTGATCAGACGAAGGTGGATGCGATCTCACTGCGTTTCTAATGTCGCCTCGTGTGATTCCAATGTCCCTCAACTCACGGTCAGTCAGTTGCGATAGATCTCGAACTGCTCGTGTGTATGTAAAGTAATCGTGTATCATTTTGAACATCATCGTTCCCCTTTTGCACGTGTGTATGATGATATTTATTCCAGAGAAACGGAAAAAAGCCCAGGCTTTTTAGGATCATCAGCCATACCCTAAAGGGGTGGCTACTACCTATTCACCTAAGCGTCTTTTAAATATTCTAAGTGTTTGTTTGATTGAAACGTCTTCAGAACTCTGTACACCTTGCCAAACAGAGTTGAGATCTACATCATTGTTTAGCGATCTGCTTAAAATAGTATACTTTTCAATTAGATACACTATTGTTACAAGCTGTAGACGATTAAATATGAGATGTTTTTTTCTGACTATATTCTTGAACATGATACATCACCTACTTTACGTGTGTGAAGGGAGCCATTACAGCTCCCTTGTTTTTTAGCGTATGAAATTGATCAGTTGTTTCTGACCGTTGTTGTATAGTAAACAACAAGTCTGAGTCCACGATGATGGGCCTCTATTGTATCTCATATTAAGATCAGAAAGAGTTCCGACTCTAAATATCGATCTTTGTATTGCTGCAGAGTGTGTATGCCCCGTCACACTATCACCGTAAATCTTCTCCAATGAGTTAAGGGAACACTTAGCCCCGTTCATACCAAGATCACCGTGCGCAGCACATTCGACACCACCAATCCTCAGAGAATCTTCACGTGAAAGAAATCTCCAGTTGTCAGGAACAACCTCAACAAGATTCATAGCAGCCTTTAGCACATCTTCACCTTCATCAAAGAGCGTCGGCGCTATTCTCAAGCTAAATAGATGGTTTTTTGGATCCTCAACATACGTACCTGCTGCAAGATAACGATCGAGAAACTCGTCATGGTTTGATTTGACGATATTCACAGTTGTTGGATTCAATTTATCTGCAACGTATTTAACTGTATCAAATGTTAAAAGCACTTCTTCTTCAAGTGAATCTGCCCCTTGGTTTGATCTAGCAGCCTTCTCAGCAATGTCTTTGACGTGGTGACTTATCGAATAAGCATCAAAAATATCATGGAGAAAAATATGGTCGACCTTCAAATGAATGAATTTGTCTATGAAATAATCAAGAGCCTGCCGGTCAATGAACGTAGAGTGTAGGTCACCAAGAATAATGTTGGCAGGTACCATGCTCGTTGTACCGTCAGAGTTGTATTGTGTCCCCACGTCAATGAAGGACCCGTCTGATGCAGCTTGAATCTGTCTAAAGTCGAACTTAGTATCGTCTTTAATCTCAACAATGATAGCACCAATTGTATGGTCTGATTCTGCAATATATGAAAGCCGCTTTGATACAAACGTGTCAGTGTAATATGATGGTTTTGTACATGCACCAGGCGTCATGATCGCATAGTTCTTACCACGGTTGTTGCCTGATGGAATATACTCAAGGAACTGCTTTGGGCTTGCAAACACATATGATCCTTCACGGTTTCCAAGACGTGAAAGACCTGTGATTGATTTAATCTGCTTTGCGGATACCTGAATACTACACAAAGAAAAATTACTGTTGAGCTCAACATCGCTATTGACAACTCTAAAATGCGCTTCGTTGAAGATTGGATCAAACGTTGCAGTCTTTTTCTCAAAACTGTTAGTAACACTTTCGCAAGGCATAATTACAAGCTGTGCGTCGTTTGTGTCGCAATATAGCTTTAAAGCAGCAAGGAAGTTTTTGTCAGCAGGCGAATCGGCGACTGCTGTCGTAATCACAAACTTGCTTGTCGAAACATCGATTGACCGGTTGGGATCAAAAATGCTTTCCACTGTAGAGAAGTGAACCATCAGCTCATCTACGTGTGTTTCTCTCATATGTGCATGTAGATTTTCGATGCCACCAAAGTGGTGTCTAATAGTACCTCTCGAAACGTCGAGTGCAAGAAAGTCGTTGTAGACAGGAAGATCTTTCTTTGTCTCAACGATCTTCAAATATAACCCAATAAGGTTTTCTTCTGTATCCATTACGCTGTGTACTCCTCACTCTTAATTTTAATAGAAAGGATAGACTCGAGAGCAAATGTTCTCAGTATAACCTTGTCGTCGATCCCACCCTGAGATTCTACTTGTGTTTCAGTCTTCTCTTTTGGGTCGTCCAAACCTTCGACGTCTTTCTTGTCAATAGGTTCATCGTCAAGAAAGTATGAAGATGTCCCTGCATTGATGAAAAAACACTCGAGGTAATACTTACCATTGTGTTCAATGAACGGGCTATTATCAACACGTTTGCCCCAAGGCCGTGGCTTAAGCACAAATTCCTGCGGATCTTTACCTTCTGCAACCATACGGCGCTTGACCATACCTTCATAACCATTGACAGACGAGTTGGAAAACAACATGATGTTTGCCTTCTCGGTAATTTTAGTAATGCGGCCCTGCTGGAGGTTTTTCTTACCCCCCTTGAGCTTGACTGAGGTCTTTGTTGTCAAACCAGCAAATGTGGTTCCCTTGATTGCGTCAATCTGCTTCTTCAGTACATCATAGTCAATCATTTTTCATTTCCTTGTGTTTATATTTATAACTCAATGCGTTGAGCTGTTACCTAATCATAGCACGCCTCTATACAAAAGGCAACTGTTACGTCATTTGAATCCGTCTACCTTAGTTTTCTTCCAAGAAGGTTTCATTCTAAATGATTCCTCTTGTCCGAAATTAGAGGTGTCGAATGTGGGCTTATCTTCGTCCTCTTGTGGTTGTTGTTTTTTCCTTGTCTCATTTTGAACATCGCTCTGTGCACCCTCTTCCAAATCATACAGCTTCATTTTTGATCTGTCTATTCCAACAACAAACCGTCTGTAGAATCCGAGGTCGCCCCATCTGTTTTTTAACTGCTTGATCATTATCTGGCCCATCGCCTCTAATTCTTCTGATGAGATCAATCCGAGGATACAATCAGCAGTGTGAGCAATCCCCATACTGTTTTTTGTCAAAATGCCATTGCAGTAGAACAATTGACTACCTGTTACAGATATATCTACTGTTTCCATCATGCCGACGTTCTCAATTTCTACAATAGTGTCGTTGTAATCAATCTTGCTGTCTTCAACTTGTTGCTTCTCCTCTTTCTCGATCTCCATGCTTATCAGCAGATCTGTCAGGTCGAACACATCCATCTCTTTGGTCATGTTGTTGACGATCATGTGGTGAGCTTTGACAAAACAGTCATTCTGCATCTTTTCCATTTGACTATCGTTCATGTATTAATCCTCTACTACATTCAGACTGTTGCCCACATTTAGTCCCTGATTAACAGATAGTCGTGACACGATGCCGTTGTTAGATCTAGATGGAAACACATGATCCTTACTGACAATAATTGTCTTGCCGCTGTTCATTTTAATCTTCACACAGTCTTTCATCTTGGGATGGTGGACCATCGTGACTAGCTTGGTACTATCTTCGCTTTTAATTTTATCGCCTGGTTTTAGGTCAGATATGCACCTCGACGTTCCGTCACTCATCGTAACTGTTTCTTTAGCGTAAATGCACTCAGATGTATTTGTAAGGTCTACATCACTTGAATCGTATGCTCCACGATTGTACTGACTTGATGATACAATAGGACAATCAAACTCCATTGCCAAACCACGTATTTCTTCAGCGATTGACTTAACCAGTGTATACGAGTTTGCGGCTGCTGCACCCTTCACACGAGAAGATGCACATATGTTGAGATAATCAATGAAGATAATATCAGGGGCAAACCCCTTCTTTAGTTTCAGCTCATTGAGGAGGTGTCTAAAGTGTCCTGCATGAGCAGATCCTGTAGGATATTCTTTGACTACAAGTTTTCCAGGTGTTCTACCTTTAACCTTGGCAATTCTCGTATTGAACATCTCTCTGGGCATTTCTCGTAGCTGATCAATCGTCACATCTAGTAGATTAGCATCAATACGTTCTGCAATTCTCTCCTCAGCCATTTCAGCTGTTATGTAGAGGACGTTCTTGGCATGCATGAGAGACGCTGCAGCCATGTGACATTTCATCAAACTTTTCCCACCACCTGTAGTTGCTAAAATCAACGTCAAAGATTTACGTGGCAGTCCACCCTTAGTGATTTGGTTCAATATGTCAATGTCAAAAGGAATTCGCTCTTCTGTACGATGATAGAAATCATAACGACTATCTGCATCTTCTAGATAATCATGTCCAATGTGACTATCAAAGTTAATCCCAAGCGAATCGGACAACAGCTTAGGAATAGCACCTTTGTCGAACTCTTTATCTTGCCCATCGAGAATCAAAATTGCTTTTCTGATTGAATTGAACAGATCCTTGTCTTGACAGAACTTCTCTGTCTCCCCTAAAAGCCAATCTTGATTAGTTGCTACGTCGACCTTCAACTCGTCGATGGATGTGTTGATAGCCTTAAACAAATCCTCGTTGAGATCTTTACGTGCTTCCAGCGTAATCTTGAGAGCCTCAATTGAAGGTGGTTCTTTATATGTGCTGACATATTCAGAGAAAGATGCAAATATCTTTTTGGTTGCAACATCATCGAAATACTCTTCTTTGATGTATGGAATGACTTTGCGACAAAACTCCCCATTGTAAAGTAGATTAGCAAGAATAGTTTGCTCTATCATCAGGACCTCTTATTATAATGAAAATGGGATGGGCAGTGTGATCACACTGCCCATCATTCAATCGTACACTGTTTACTCGTCTGTGTCCATATCCATTTCCACATCATCTTCTCTGTGGTTGTCGTCCGACTTCTTTTGAGTTGCAGACAGTTTGAACTTGCGCTCTACAAACTCTTTGAAATCCACGTTTTTAACAAGTTTTTCAAAAAAAGCATTGTTAGTAACCACATCTGCCTGACGATAGTTCTTCTCGTCTACTTCGCCTGTTTCAGGATCAACAAGATTGTACCAACCAACCTTCGGTTTCGTGATGAAGCCAGATTCCATCGCAATGTCGAAGATTGCAGTCCACTTTTGTATACCATCCTCATACATTACAGTGAATGGTAGTTTAGATTTCTCTTTGACGTAACGTGACTTCTCAATGTTGATTGTGAACTTCCATCCTGCAAGCTCGGTTCCGTCTTTCTCTTGTGCCTTGCTGATGATGAATACAGTATTTGCTGAATACATGATTCCCGTATTGTGAGTAACTACACCATTTTCCAGCACATATTGCTGCTCATCATAATTGTCACTGTTTACTGATAGATCATATACAGGCAACTTACCTACTGATCTAATAGAGCGTATTTTCATATTGTTTCCTTTAATGTGTTAAATTTGTCAACTATACCAAACTATCATCTGGATATAAACTCTTACTTTTGCATTTTTCACCGTGCCATCTGTTCATGTTTACCTTTAGAGTTCAATATAACACCTTCGACTACAGTACAACTAGTTTTTGATCCTATGTAATAATAAGGCTGAATGTTCTGAGCCAGACGATGTTGAAATGTGATCTTGTAAATAATGTTCATAAGAGAGTCCTTTGTTTGTTGTTATCATTATTCATAATGACTAAGGACTCTCTTACTCCGCTCATAACATTAATTTAAACAACTTGACATTCAGCACCAGGTTTAAGGTCTTTAGCTGCGACCCATTCTCCATCAATAATGAACCTATGTTCGTCAGAACACGTGACAATGTAACCATCTTCAAATTCAATTTCAAAACATTCAGGGTTGCCATCATCAAGCGTGTCAGGATTCCAGACATGTGACACTTCCATGTCTCCGTACTGCGTAATAACTCTTTCTCCAACATTAAAATCCTCGATTGACTTGAGACCAGTTGGGGTCTGAATATTAGTACCTGCAATCACACATCCACCACTAACAATAGCCTTTGGAAAAATGCCGATTTCTGAATATACGTGATTTACTGCAAGACACGGAATGCTTTTGGTTGTGAGGTATGGTGTGATGATACGAAACAACGACTTCAAGCTCTTGGCACGCGACATGTCTGCGACAGACTTTTCGTTTTGTGCATCTTCTAGCTCTTTCTTAGATGCAAGGTTACCGACTGAGTCAATCATGATAAACACTTTGTCTTTTTTGCCAATCGCATCTAACTTTTGAACCATGTCAAACTTGAGCTCCTCAACATCCTTAACGGGAATGTGAACAACGCGATCGATGTCGATGTCGATGCTCTCAATGTACTCTGGTGTAATACCAAACTCAGAGTCGTATAGCAGTGCAATTCCCTCAGGGTATTTGTCCAGATATGCCTTCATGCAGTAGAGGCTCAATAGAGTTTTGAAGCTCTTTGATACGCCTGCAACGACAGTCAATCCTGGCAGAAGTCCGCCATCAATAGATCCACTAAATGCAATGTTGAGAATTGGCAAGTCGGTAGGAATCGCTTCCTTTGCATTGAAAAAGGGCGATGAGGATAGAACAGCAGAAGATTTGGTACTCCCCGTGCTTAGCATCTTTTCAAGTAGTGTACTCATTTTTTATGTTTCCCTTCTGTGATCATTTTCAAACGTGTCTTAAATTCAGTAATCTTTTCCACTCTATTAGGCCAAAGGATAGTTGACCTGCTTGGGTTTCTGCATAGGTTGTCGAGAAACGGAGTGATAGTATCGTATAGAAGATCTACACGCGATTGCAATTCTTCTATCTCTTCTTTTTGTGGTGAATGTTCTTCGAGTTTGACTTCAACATTCTCGTCGACAAACGAAAACCCGAAGTCAAACTCAACATCTGAGTCTGTCTTTTTTGTCATGTTGTGTTGTTTCTAAGTGATAATGAGTGAGGCTGTTGATTCAAATCAACAGCCTCTCATCTCTATCTTAATTATCGGCGAGATTGCGGAAGAATGCCAAATCGTCATCGTCCGTCTCGTCAGATTTGGATGTATCAGAAGTAGAGCTTTTCTTTTCGGGTTCGTCTGAGACGTTGCCGAGTTTGCTCATATCAAGATCATCATCAATCATAGTTTCTGCAGTGGAATTGCCACCTTCGCTGCCGTCGCCTGAAACGCCAAGTACTTTGTGCAGACGTGCCTGCAGATCGTCGTATGTTTTGAATTGTGAGGGTGCAATCAACTCTTCAAGAGAATTCAGCTGCTTGTACGTCTCTTCAAGCTTGACTTCGTCGCCATCGTACAATTGGGACGCTTCTTCCCACTCTGAACGATCGTAGTTTGGATAGCCTTCATATTGACGAATCTTCAATTTGAAGTTAGCACCTACCCAGAAGTCGAATGGGTTGATTGGTGTCTCGTCTTCGAATTGTGGCCTCATCATGTCGTTCACCTTATCAAAGATCTTTTTACCGTACGCGTAAAGAAAGACTTTACCTTCGTTTTCAGGGTTGGCTGAATCTTTAATGACGAGAATGTTTGAATGATACTTTAGACGGCGCTTCTGCTTGCGGGCCTGCTCTTTGTCAGCTTCATTCCCTGTATTCCACAGTTTTGCGTTGAATTTGCCCAGCGGATCATCTTGTCCAATTGTCGACAAAGACTTCTCGATGTACCACCCACCTGTACTCTTGAATGCGTGATCCCACACACGAACGAAAGGAGCGGCGTCATTCTCGCCAGCAGGAAGGAAGCGAATGATTGCAAAACCATTACCTGCAGTGTCACGAGTAGGGACCCAGTATTTTTCTTTTAGGGGATCTGCGAAGCCTTTTGAGGCCATCTTGTCAAGCTGTGACGAAAGTTTCTCCAGTGAGCTTGAACGGTTCTTCTTTAAATTTGCAAAAGACATTAATATCTCCTTGTTTTGCGATGTATGAATTTTATATGACAGTTTTGCGTAACCTTCTGCAGCTACGAGTGTATTTATGTGGTTTTTGGTGAGTTTAGTTAGAAGAATCGATCTTTTATCACTTTTGTTACTTTTTCTTTTGAGTATACAAGAAATGGGTGATACTTATCGATCTTCTGCATTATGTCAGGAAACAGAACTTTGTCTGTTACTGCCTTGTTCCAATATGCTTGGCTGTTAGTCATCTTTGTAATTATCGTAAGTAGTTCAAGCGTGATCCGCTTTTGAAGATAAAGATTGACTATGTGTGGATATTGTCCGTTGTCTATTTTGAAATTTGATTGTAGATCATCGTCTAGATCGTTCAATCCTTCTTTTAGATGGTGAGTGATTGCACTTTGTTTTTTGGCCCAATCTGTATGAATAGCACGTGCTGATTCGTCTAGCAATTGACCTGCCCAGACCTTAGGATTGAGTATGATGTTTGATAAAATCAAACCTTCGTAGTCTTTTTGTTTGCCCATCCGTTGAAATGTAAAAGCGTCCTTTCTGTGGATAAAACTTTCAAAAGATGCGTTTACTTTTCCGTTGTACTTGTGGTAGTCGTAAGATGGAGTAGTAAAGTGTCGCTTCAGAGCAAGGTAAGTGGTGTATGCTTTAAAGCCTGTTTCATTCAAAGAAGCGTGTTGAAGTAGTGTCATTGTTCTTTAATAGTCTCCTATTCTTTGCCTCAACCCTGATCTTTTCCTTGATAGTAGGTGACTTCTTGATGATATCAGCAACAGCTTCTATTTCGAGGTTGTGCTCATCAGCATATTCCACCAAAGCGTCTATGTAGGACGCTCCAATCGCCAATCGCTTTTCAATCGCGAGGTGAATCCGTTCAGGTGTTTGAGTATCTAATGTTGTCATATCCATATTAAATTCTGCAACTTTCTGCGCGTATATTCCTGCGCGCTTGTAAAACCAATTTGAAATGCCCTGCATGCGCAGCGTGCATCTTGTCTTGAAGAATACATGTCTACAGATATGATATATTCATAGTCGCCTTCGCTTATCTTTAGACGGACAAATAATTCTGTAAAATCTACTTCATAGTTGCCATATTTTTCAACCATTCAACACATTAATCCCTGCTAACCAACTCGCTGCTGTACTTTCGACAAATTTCGCAGTCTTGTCAGGATATTCTTCACTGTTGACTTGATTACCATTCACAAAATACTTTATAGAAAACATTGTATCGGTGTGATGTATCTGTGCCTCGAAGGACACATTGTCTGCTTCTTTCATGTGTGTCTTTACTATTGCCATAAAAAGTTTATCCTTTCTACCATTCAGTATATACTGAATGGTGTTACATTAAATGAGATCGATGTGGTGTGGATGTTTGGAACTAAGATAGTCACGTGACTATCTTCATTTAACAAAGAATCCGTATCTTGGTTTCAACAAGAAACCATCTGCATCCTCAGGTGCATGAACATAAGTATAACCGTTTTTGTGTAGTATATCAACAACTTCTTCATTCTTTTCCCACACAGGAATCAAAGAATTGTATTGAGGATCAGGACTGTCACGAAGGTGAACTTCAATTATTTTGTCGCCTATAAACTCCACGTTGAACGAAGGAACTTTTACTAAATCGTCATATAGAAATTGTGGAATGTTAAAATTGTCACGTTCGACCTTTTCCCACGATATAAACGTAGATAGATCTGTTGGGCGATTGATTCCTTGATAGCACGATGTCTGAACTGCAGCGCCATCTTTCACAGTATATGAAACAGAACAATGTGGCCCTTCAAACCATTCGCACCAGAAATAACCTGGCTGTACTTTGCACAACTCACCCTTATCCATCCAGATTTTCTCTGCACCTATCCCCATTCCACGCAAGTTCATGACAGGCCTTGAAACAAACCACCCTGGCGTTTCAGGTCCTACACCACCAGGTCCACAATAATAGTTGAGATTCTCTGCAAGCCACAGCTTGTTGAACAAGTGTACGAGATCAGGACATTCGCGATATGCTTTACTGTCGTCGTTCATATTGTACGCCTTAGACCACAGTTGTTTGTGGTGGGTTCGACAATTCCATGTTAGCAAACACCACTTCAATTTCATCAAAAACTTTGTGGACAAATTCAAAGCACATGTTAGCTTCAGTTGCAAGACCATCATGCAATTTTTCTCTCACTCTAGTTTTCAAATCATCTACCTCACAGTCAAAGTCATAATGTGTCGAAGGCCCTGGCACATATTTTTTGATGATTTGGCCACCAGATAGATCGCCCATGTGTCTGACATAAACATGGGCCAAAAGGGAATCGTAATCTTCTTTGATGGTGTTTAAATGGTCGATGTAAGCGTGTGTAGCTTTACACATTGTAGGAACTACAAACGAAGGATTTGTGCTCTCCATCTCTAATATATCATCGTTCATCTTGGAAGCTCTTGAAATATCTTCAATATTTTCAAGTACACCTGTTTGTCTCGCACATTCTTCAAGATGTACATACACGTGGTGTAGGTTACAAAGATATACGTAATACTGGTGTTGTGAAAGGCGTTTTTTGAGAAGACGTTTCACAAAAACTGTTCTCTCGACCTTTTTGTGATTTTCCCACGTCAATTCTTTTAATGACATTATAACTCCTGTTGATGAGAAAGAGGGGCTATTATGGCCCCTCCTTTTACAAACTATATTTGTGCGTCAGAAACGATATGTTGCGTTTACATTCAAGTCTACGTTTTCTGAGTCTGTTGAATAAACAAGGCTTGGTGTAACGGTTGTTCCAGACGTAAATGTGAATGGTGCCCCAACTTCAACAATACCGCCCAAACTGTCAAAGTTGTTTGATACGTCCCATCCGTACCCAACTTCACCATACACACTGACCATGTATGTGATCTCATATGATACGCCCATAGTAGGATCAATAGACCACATACCGTTGCTAAAATCGGTTGTGCTTGTATATTGAAGAGCTGCCGTGCCGTACACGTCGATGCCGCTAATCATATCAGCAGAGCGTGTATATTCTCCACGTACGTACAAGTTGTCTGATTTAACAGCATCTGTACCAACAGCAATGCGGAAGTCAGATACAGTCACGCCCACTTCAATGTCTGCCAAACCGTCGCTGTTTGCACCAACTTCAACGTCAAGTGCTCCAGACACGAGTGTGAGATCAGCTGTTGTGTTATCGAAGCTTTCTGCAACA